GATGGTGCAGCCTCTTTGAATTTTCTTAACTTACCCATCTGAGTATTTTCATTTCTGAAATAAGTCTCATTGAAGTTGAATGGTTGTTTTTGCTTGTTCATAAATATGGGGGTTTAAATAGGTTACTTAATTAATTTTAAAATAGTTGATAATGCCTTGTCGCTATCTTCCACTGAATGCGTTGAAAGGGTTGACAGGTTAGATACTCTAGTAGCAATAGACTTCAATTGCCGTTCAGTTTGAGAAGAACCCCTAATTGCCCTGCCCTTACTTCCATCATCCTTAATATGGATAATATACTTAGCATGCGGAATAAAATTCTTATTGGTGAATCGGTCGCCTTCTGCAATAACCCAATTGACCTTACCAGTCAGTGTTTTTATTGCCAGTGGGATATCCTTCATCACCGCCATGCTGAGTCGGTCTGAGCCTTCGAAAGTTGTACCATCATACTTACCAAGGATAGCAACGTTATCATTACGGTGGTAAAGAACCATCCCTGTTTTGCCAAGGGTATCAATCTTTAGCTTTTTGATAAGCTGCTTCATTACCCATGTTTTGCCGGAGCCGCATTGACCCATTAATAGTATTGCGTTCATTTTTTATAAGTTTCGTTTTCAAATTGGTATAAAACATCCCAACAAACTCCCTTGGTTACGCTGCTGCTCATCTTGTCAAATTCTTTTCTTTGACGTTCTAAGTAGTAGCCTACATAGCGCTGACCCTTCGTGTGTTTTTCATACGCACATAAAGTTGTTTCAACATTGTAGATATTGGCAAGTGAGCATTTCTTTTTGACGAGCGTGGCTATAATTTTATTCATAGCCTTATCGAGCATCGGGTAGTTATTGTTGTCCTCCACCCCTATTGCCTTACACAATCCCTTCCGACAATTGTCTGCGTATGCCCAGTCAATTCTGTCTGGCACACAATTGAAGTCCGTAAGGGTGTTTAGCATCTCAAGGTAGATGAAGGTGGTAAATCTGCCTATGTTGCGTATGCCTTGCACTGCGGAGTAAGCATTGTTGTAAGTCATATCAGGGTATGGAGTCTTGAGCGTATAAAACTTTTCTGCCTGACTTCCGTCACCAATAAACTTCTGATAGCTTTCAAAGCTCGGCACAAACTGATTAGTTGTTTTTATACGCAACCTGTCAGTCTGGAATATACACTTATCCTTATTGCTCTTCCACCATCTACTAAGCCTGTCTATACTAACGTTTTCAAAGTCCGGAAATTCGTTATACATATAGAAAGTGGTAGCACCGGAGTAACAAGTGGAATAAAGGAACGCCAACCAGTAACGTTGTTCCATGGTAAGTTCAAACCTGTCACATACATACCTCAGACAATCGTTAGCCGGGTCAATGTCTCGCATTGCTGCAGAATCCATATGATACTTTAGATAGTCCATCGGTATTCCTTCTCAGGCGTTAATAGTTTAGCCGATTCATAATCTGCTCCAGCTCTTCTTAGTATATCCCTCGTTGAAGCAAATAATACACTCTTGTCTTTTTGTATCATCCAGAGAGGTCTCTTAGCGTTACGGAACGCTATCATATACCTTGGAGTTAAAATTAAGCAAGCGATGGAAGCGTTAGGAAAATAGTTTTTGAAATCATGAGTGTCAAAAAACGAAAGCAATTCAGCATCGTTATCGGTTTCCATCTTAACGTTAAACTTTTTCTCCATATACTTTTTGGTATCCATACATATGACTCCGTTCATAACAATACCTACTTTACCTTTCATAATAGGTTGTGGCGCATCACCTGAGGTACAGTAACGAGTATGGTAAATGCCAGCATTGTTTAGTACGTAGGAACCTAAGCTGTGCAAACCTCTAACTTTTGACTCTTCAACAACTCTCTTAACCAATTCCGGGTTAACAGAGCCAACGTACCCTACCACTCCGCACATACCCAAATGTTTTGTTTAACGCCTTTACGAGTATGAGTAATTCCTGCTTTGGTAAATCCTATCGACTTATAGAATTTATTACCAGCCTCGTTGTCTTCGTTACATTTAAGAGTAATTGGTAAGGGCACTTCGTATATGAGTTGCAACCCGAACTCACATCTACGAAATTCTTTCTTTACTCCGATATCCATCACCATGTTAGAGGCGTATTTTTTAGAAGGCTTCCAACGTATGAAGGCAACGTTGGGAACCCCTAAGAATACCTCGTTACTTTTTCCAGCAATGTAGTTATCCCAGCATTGGTATAGGTTGAAGGAGCCAAGTTCTTTCTTGCATTCCTTGTATATCTCTTTAACCCAAGGAGCATCTGACCATTTGAGCTTGCGAGTTTGACCATTGTTCTTAATTAATTTTGTCTCCATACTTTCTGTTTTTGGCTTTGTTAAGTTCCTGCTCAAGAGTGCCACAATGAATTATGTTCTCGCGATAATACATCACAAGTGATAGTCTTGTTGCATCTTTAGACTCCTTAATAATAGGAGTATTACCATGCCACTGGTGAACATCAACCAGCAACAAGTCGCCATTTTGTAAATCAAATCCGCAACCCCAGCGAACCACAACAAAGTGGCCGCCAATGAAAGAACCTTTACGTAGTGCAGTTAAGTTGCCAAAGCCTTTCTTAAAATCTCCAGCATCTTTGTGCACTGCTGTTTGCCAGTTCTTATTGACTGTCACAGTGCTAAAGGCAGTGTTCTTTATGACGAAGTCCTTGGAAGACTTATCTGCTTCTGTTCTCTGCAGCTTATATTCCTTAGGCATGAGTTTCTTGTAAAACTCATCCACCATTTTAATGATGGGGTAAGCTGCCTTAAACTTTTCAAAGTGATGTTGGTTGAAAGCAGTAAGGCGACAATATGGAAACCTCGGATTGCGATCAAAGAAACCAATTATACCAGAGTTTACTTCTCCTCCTGCAGCTCTTGTTGTCTTACTAACAGTTCCATCTTTTTTAATCCGCTTGTTAGTTTTATTTTCTCCTTCGCTGGCAGTAGCAGTGCCCCGATTGTTACTTGGCTTGGCAGCTATCAACAGGGATTCAAAGGCGTTTATTTGAATGTCCTGAGGTATGACTCTCTTTCTAAATTTAGCAATGCATTTTTTAGTTTCCTTGTCATACACGTCAACGTCCTCTCTGAATAAAACTTTACAATCAGTTTCACTGAGCATCTTACCTTCATACTGGTCGGCTTCTTCATCACTCATTAAAGCCTTTAGATAAATCACCTTTGTCATTACTTAATAAATTTAAATGCTTTCAATACTGTATCAGTGGTATTCTCTGTTTTGAACTTCTTAGCCAACTTGGCTTCAAGTAATCTAAACTCTTTCTCCTGCTTGTCGCTGAAGAAGAGCTGCACCATTTTTATGTCAGACACTGGTAAGTCCTTCTTGTCACCTTCTTCCGGATATAGAAGCTCCACTGCCTTAGTTGCTTTGACACCCATCTTATCCAACAGGTGCATCGGTACATTGCCGCCCATCCAGTTGTCATAGAACTGCTTGGTAGTTCCGAGTTCCTTTTCAATTCTCTCCATGTCAACTTCTCCTGCCTTTGCCACATCATACATTGCAGACATCTCCTGAAACTCTTTTGGAGTCAGTCGTCTGTCCGGCAAGCTCACCCATATCTTTTTCTCTCCCGCTAACTTAGCTTGTTCCAGCCTTGAGTTACCGTCAATTAAAGTCAGGTCAGTGTTACAGATAACAGTGCCAGCTAATCCGTAGCTTGACAAAGAGTGCTGTAGTCTTTGCAACCCTAAGTCTGTTTTAATTTTGTAGTTGTTTGGTGTTGGCTTAATGTTGTCCACACTTACTTGTTTGGTACTCCATTTGATTTTTAGTTTCATAATTATAATTGTTAAAGTTTAATCTGTTTTCATTAAGTCGGTGGCAATTCTTGGGGTTACTCTAATCAGCCCTTTGATGCCTGTTATGTAGTCAGCTGATTGTTCCATTACACTCTTAAGAATCTTAGCAGCCTTGTTTGCCTTAGCTTTTGGAACTTCTAATATAATCTCATCATGTATTACTAAAGCGATGTATAAATCTTCTGGCAACGAGATCATGGTAAGCTTCAGCATGTTTGCTCCAGCAGCCTGAATAGGATTATTCTTACCTTGGTTAGCTATCTTCCATTCCTCTGCTCCCTTCAGCAACCTTCTACGCCTATATGGATCAGCGGAGTAACTCTTACCAGTGTTCACTGCCTCCTTAGCGTTTCTCTCCAGCCAGCGTGTTAACTTAGGAATAACCCTTCTATACTTCTTAATAATTAACCTCGCTTCCATTTCCTTTAGTCCGGTGCTGTCCGCAAATCGCTTGGAGCCTCCACCATACGCCAACATGAAGTTAAGTATCTTGGTGGAAGTTCTTAGGTCAGAATGTATTTTGCAAGAACATTTTTTAGGAAACGCGCATTGCTTTTCTTTTCCCTTAGCCCAAAGATCAGAGTAAAGCATGCTGGCAGTTAAACTGTGAACATCCTCACCTCTCAGCATTGCATTGATCCATGTTGTTTCTTCAGCTGCTGCTGCCATAACTCCTATCTCCTGACCAGTGAAGTCCCCTATGACAAATACGTGGCCCTTACTTGGCACGAATGCAGAACGGTGCATTGGTTGCATCTTATAGTTAAGGCTATTACTTATCTCCTTTATGACCAACTGGTGTTCAAAGTCACTGCTGCCCTTTCCCGGAAGTTGCTGAAGATTAGGATTGCTCATTGCATTTCTACCAGTGTTAATAATCTGGCGAACATCGCACCTTATTCTTCCATCAGCATCTATAAAGCCTTCATCGAACCAGTTGAGCCCGTAGGAGGTAACTGACTTATGGAGCTCACGAGCATAAATAAATTGGCCGAGCTCTTTGTTGCGCGTTTGTAGGTATATGGTGTCAAGCTCGGAGTAAGATGGTATAAGTATGCCACGACTTCTAAAATATTGTTTTACTTGCTTCTCACTATTCCAGTTGCTGACTGAATTAGGAAGTTTACTCATTCTCAAATTGAACTCCTTAATATTATCTTCAGCTATTCTCCTCCATATGTTACTGTCAAAGCCGATGCCGCGAATTTTCATTTCAATATAACGCTCCACAACTTTATTCTCTAACATGGCAACTTCCAATTCTTTATCACGCGTAAGAATGAATTGTTGTGCCTTCTGTATTGCTGGAAGATACTTAACATCATCAAGCGAGTAATTCTTTTCTTCTTTAGTAAATGGAATCCCTTTTGGTCTATTAATAAAAGAGTTCCGCACTCCTTTATTAGGCTTAGGAAATCCATAGCGCGGCAAAACATTTTCCAGCGAGCTGGAGTATAGTTCCTCCATCTTTAGTTCTGCTGGAGTTTTATTGACCTTATTACTTCTTGCCAACACCTGACCAATTATTACCTCCTCGGTCAACTTGGTATCCCAGATGTTGACAACTTTGCAATTAATTATCTTGCTGAGGAATAAGTAAGGGATGTCGTATAGCGCGTTGTGAATTATTTTACATACGCTAGGTGAAGACAAGTCCCGTATCAAGTCTGCTGGTAATTTTACTTTACCATTGCAGTCTTCATACAGCTCTAATTTCTTTGATCGGTTGACGGACACCATCCAAACGGTGCCTTGGTAGGGCTTGAGGTTTACTGCCTCAATGTCTAATGCACAAAATTTCATTATAGTAGGGGTTAAGGAATAAAGAAGATAGAAAAAATTAGCCACATTAAAAAATAAGTTGAAAATTAATATTTTATTGATTTGCCAAAACATTTTACTGTTTCAAAAATTTTTCTATATTAGGTAACGTTAGCTAACAAAAATTTATTATTAACAATTTAAACAAAACGCAAAATGTCAAAAAACGCAAAGGTCGCAAAGGTTGCAAAGTCAAATGATGATTTCATTTCCGATGATGTACTAGGAGCTGGTGAGAGTTCCTATCTTAACGTTAAGAAGCAGGAAGAGTCAGACTTCCGTATTATCTCCAATCCTGTTGAAGGATGGATCGACTGGGTAGATAAAAAGCCTATTCGCACACCGTTGTCAGATGGTGAGCCTGAAGCGGCAGACGATGAAAACCCACCAAAGAAGTTTATCGCAGTGGTGGTAATTGACCGCAGCGATGAAGCTGTGAAGGTGTTGGAGCTTACTCAGCAATCTGTCATTAAAGGTATTAAGGCATTAGCCTCCAATCCTAAGTGGGGAAAGCCTTTTGGGTATGATCTGAACGTGGCAAAGAAAGGTGAGGGGTTACAAACTCGGTACACGCTCACTCCATCTCCCAAGTCAGCATTGCCAAAGGAGGTTGTTAAAGCAGCGATGGCAAAGCCTTGTAATTTGGAGAAGTTGTT